GCACCGGAAAGTTGCTCGCGGGGTACAGCGCCTTGTTGGTCGCGGCCAAGGTAACCGCCGTAATGTCCGCCGTGTTGAACGGGGGGAGCGGGTCAAGATAATATGCGCCTGCCATGTGCCACCTACGCGTTCAAGCGGATTGTATGGGGGGTGACGGTCAACGTCCCCTGCGAACCGAACGTCTCTTCGACAATCGCCGAAACAACCGCCTTGCCCGCATTGTACCCGGTCAGGTTGATCGCCGCGCCGCCGCTGGTCAACGAGACCTGAAACGTATCGGTCGTGATCGTCACCGCGAAATATACCGTGCCCTCGGTCAAGCCGGTCGGCACCGTATCGCCGTAAAATGCAATCTTCTGGTTGGCCGCGTAACCGTGCGCCGGGACCAGAACGGTTTCGGCTGTCAGGTCAACGCTGAATTCCTTTTCATCGCCGCCGTTGGCGATCATGCCCAGAAAGTTACCCGCCGTCACCGCGTCCCACATGCCGACAAAGCGCACCGTGGTCGAAGCCGGGATATCAATAACCGGGCTGGTTGACGCCGCGCGGGCTTCGGAAGCCGCCGCCGCGTAGGTCACCGCCTTGCGGGCATAGGCCGGGCTGCCGCCTGTCACCTCGTTGGCCCCGGTCGCGCTGTAGGCCGTATGCGCACTCAAATGGGAACCCGTCCAGCCACCAAGCATGGCATTGCGGGCGAAGGTCGTAAAGCTCATGCCGGTCCCCTTGAAAGGGCGGGGGCCGAAACCCCCGCCGTTCCTTTAGCTGGTAGCGCTGTCTTCGACGACATACGAAATGCCGAGTTCAAGCGTACCCGCAACGCCCGTCGCCGCGTTGGCGGAAGGCGAACAGGTAATCAGCGTCTTGGCCGTAGTGATGAAGCCAAGACCCGCCTGTGCCAGCGCGGTGGAAGCCGTGCCAGCCTGGCCGACAACGGAAGCCGCAAAGTAGCGCGCCGCCGAACCCGCGTCGCCCACGTTGAATGCCAGCGTCGGGGTGCCGTTGGTGTCCATATCGCTGGAAACCAGATAGGCCGCGATCACGCGGGCATTCGCCGGGAGGTAGAAAAAGTTCAGCACGTCCACCGTAGTCAGCGCCGCCGTAGTGGTCACAACCTGACGGGCGAACTGGACAGCCGCGCGTTCGCCATGCGCAGCAACGGGCTGCGTATTGGCAATTGCCGGAGAGTTGTAAGTTGCCATTTCGAATTATCCTTCGGTCTTGCGAGGCTTGATAACCTCGAATGTTTGGTTGGTTTCGAGCCGCGCGTAAATGTCGTCCGGCACCTCGACGGCCTTACCCTTTTCGAAGGTAAGGCCGAAGACGGTGCAGGTCGCATCATCGCTCGGATCATCGGTCGCGATGTAGCGGACTTTCATCAGCTATCAGCCGCAGCCGCGACGAACAGGGTCACGATGCCATTCTGCTTGCCGTTGTAGGCAATCTTCTTGACGCCGAGCAGTTCTTCAACCGCTACGCCGGGACGGAACTCGAAGTCCTTCTTCGTGTCCGTGACCATGCGCGGTTCCTGCCCCCATGCAATCCCGACCGCGCCCGCACCGCAGACGAAAATCGGGCGAACGTCCGCCGCAGCCGCGCCGATGCCGTCATAGCCCGCCGTGGTGCAGTAGTCGTCGATTTCGGGGACTTCCCGGTGCAGGATGCCATCATAAAACAGATCGCCGTCCTGAAAAATCGGGTTGTCTTTCCAGCCATCGTCCTCGCGGGCGCGGGCATTGGTGTTGGCCGAAACCATCGTTGCGTCCGCCTTCAAATCGCGGAACGTGCGAGCGCCGTGGAACGCAACGTAGAACTCACGCCCGTTCATATCCTCGACGCGCCAAGGGCGAATGCGGGGGTTGGCCGCTTTGGCAATGCGCTTGGCCAGCGACAGGGTGGCCACTGTGGCCTTGTCGTTGGTGGTGTCGCAGTTCGCAGCGGCGGTGGCGAATGTTGCCGTGTAGTTCGACTTCGCCACACCGAACAGCACGCGGTCAACGTTGGCCGCAACCCAAGTGTTCTTGTTCGCAGCCGTGGCCGCGTCAAAGTTCACCGTGGTCCCGCTGGTGTCGGTAATCATCGCGTTCAGCGCCTTGATGATATCATCGCGGAGCTTTTCCGATTCCCACGTCATCAGTCCGTCACGGCCCGCGTTCATCAGGTCGATGTCGGTCTTGTAGCTGGTCGATTTGGGGACGCGGATAGCGTTGCGCCGCCAGTCGATGCTGATCGGGAAATTGTAGTTGGTCAGTTCTTCCTCGGCCCCGTCCAGCATCTGCGAACCGGTCACGCCCGAACCGGTCAACCGCCCGATGAACGGAATGTTGATCGTCTGGCCGCTTTCCTGTTGCAGGTCATAACGGGTCAGGATGATCCCGCCCTTGTTGAGGTCGCTGTTCGACATATACGGCATGAACCGACTGTCGCGGACGTATTCCTTGAAATACTTCGAAAGCCACTTCTGCTTCACGGAAGCTGCGGCGAGAGTAACTTCACTCATGGTCGTCTACCTTTTGAAAAGGCCGTCATATGCCACGCCCGGCCCAACCGGGACATGATCGACCCCACCCGCCGACGGGATAGACCCGATGGAGCGCGCGGGGATTGGCGGCGATGGTGTTACGGGTTGCGGCGTGATTTCAGCCTGTGCGGCCTGCCACGCCTTGAACTTCTGGTAATCGTCCGGGGTGACCTGTGACGCGATCTGGTCGCGCTGGTATTCCTGGACCGCAAAGCCTGCGGGGTCGCTGGATTGCCGGACTTGAGCATTGAAATAGGGGTCTGCGGCGCACTTGGCCCGGCCCCATTCCAGCGCCGCGTCGGTCGTTTCCTTGCCGTATTGCTGCACGGCGAACCGCTCAGAAATGGCAAGAGTCTGTCCGTAGAGGCGCTGCTCGAATTGATCCTGAATTGCCGCCGTGTACCCTTCCGGGTCCTCGAACTGGTCGGGGATTTGGACAGGTGCGGGCTGTTGTTCGAATGTTGCCAGCTTGGCTTCGGCAGCCTTGCGCTTGTCCCGTTCGTCCATCAAGGCCGTGATCGGGACATGCGCCGGCTCCGGCTTGATTTCAGGCGCGACCTCTACGGGCGCTTCCTGCTGCTCGACAGGTTCCGGCGCTTCAATTGCAGCGGCAACCGGCTCTTCAACATTCGGCTCTTCAAGAAAATCCAGTTTACTCATGATAACCCCTTGCCCGTAACGTGGACAAAACGAAGCGCCCGAACCCCGGCGGCGGGGACAGTGTAAGCGTTCACTGACAAAACGAAGCGCCCGTTAACCCCCGGCGGCGGGTGTCCCGGCAAGCTGGTAGCCCGCCTGGTATCCTTCAATCACGGCCTTGGACTGCTGAACCTGCGCCTGCGCGCGCTTCAATTCGGTGTCCGCCTGTGTGTTCTCAATCTCGCTCTGCGCGCCCATAAGCGCAAGCTGCTGTTGCGGGCCTTGGCCTTGCTGCGCCTCTTCCGCGCGGGCCTTGCGCTTCTCGATGATCTTGGACTTGTCCGGGATCGACGAAAGCAGCAGCATATCCTCAAACGGCACTTCTTGCGGGCCGTACAGTTTGGCCAGTTCGGCCAGCGTCTGAAATTGCTCTTGCTGCAAGTTCGCCGTGTCGGGCACGGTGTCGAGCGTGATGTCTACGTCCATTTCCGCGATCTGGTTCTTGTAGCCAAGCACCGGGCGGTAAATCATCGGCATGCCCGTTTCGGGGTGCTGGCCTACCGTCGGCGGGCCGTGTTGCGGCTCATTGATCGCCACGAACTGGGCCGCGTTTTCATCATCGGTCACCCGCACAAACATCGGGCCGGTCCAGAATTGCTGCACCCGCGCCCACATCGCCCGGTATACCCGAAGCTCCCATGCTTCCACGCCGCCGAATACAACCGCCAGTTCGGTAAGCCCGGCCTGCTGGCGGACAAGTTGCGCCCGCCCGCTGCTGTTCTCGCCCTGCCTGCCCAGAACGGCGGGGTTAGGCCCCATCCGCTCCATCTCGCCCGCCGCCTCGCCAAGCAACTGGAACTGCCCGCTGGCCATGTCGGTTTGCGGGATAACCTGATAGCCGAACGGGATTACGCCATTCGGTTTGGCGGCTTCCGCGCTGGCATAGTCCTTTTCGACCTCATAGCCCTGCTCGGTAACCTGCAACTGCCGCGTATTCAGCATGTGGAGCAGCTTGATCCGGCGCTTGTTGAACTCATCCTGCGGGCCGCGCATGTCGCGGATGATGCCGTAGCGGTTGTTCTCCCGGTCAATAAAGCACGATTGCGCCTCGATCCCGCAAAGCGTCTTGCCCTTGCGGTCTACCCAAGGCGACTTCTCGGCCAGCAACATGGTCGAGCCGACAAACACGCAATGGAACCATTCGGCCCCTTCGCGGTAATACATCTCAACCAGCATAATGCGGCGCTGGCGTTCGTCTACCCAATTGGCCGCGCTGTCGCGGGGGCGGTCCTGAAATGTCTCGTCCGGGGTGATGCCCGTCACCAGCCCGTCAATGTCATCCTTCTTGTCCGGGTATGCGGCGGCGACATCATCGGCATAGGCCCATTTGGCCTGCCCCATATACCGCGCGTCGCCAAAGTCAGCCCGGCGCGAGCGGGGGTCGTAAAAGAACTCTTCCCATGCCAGCTTTTCGACGGTGACATTGCGTTCCTCGTTGACGCCGACCAGCACGGCGCAAGACCCCTCCTTGAGGTAGGTCAACGCGCAATCAATCCGGGTCGCGTCAAAATCATCCTTGTCGGCGCAATATTGCAGCGTCTTGGTCGCTACGTCCGCACTTTCCTCGTCTTTCGGCGTGCGGGGGTAAGCCCTCGGGTCGGTCGCGCCCTGTTTCAATACACCGAGCGTGCCAAGCACAGCGGGGCGGACGCGGTTGAATACCGTATCGGGCTGCAACCTGTTTTGAAGGACGCGCCGTTCTTCCGCCGTAAGCTGGTAGCCGTGGAAATAGTCATCATCGATCTGGCTTTCGGCACGCGCCGTAGCGGTCAAATCACGGGCCTGCGTGAAAAAGCGCTTGGCCTTAGGGAGTTCGATTACGTCAGTCATGCGCTTTTGACCCAACAAAGCAACGCGGCGCAAGCTTCATCGAGGCCGGACGCGGGCAGGCGGACCGAGTTCTTGCGTCCGTTCATAAGTTCGACCGCCAAGTTAAACCGGTCGCCCGCAGCCAGCGGCCCGTCAATGTCCCCGGCGGGGAATTTGCGCACCATCCTGACCGCTTCATGGGAGAGTAGCGCCGCTATGCCGTTTTCCAATTGTCGCCCCCTTCTTTCGCACGGCCCCAGAGATCGGGCGGGTTATTGCTCTTCTTCACTACCCGGACAATCGCCGGGTGCGCCTGGTCTATCGCCCGGCCTATCAGGCTGGCGGTGTCAACTTCATCATCATGCTTGCCCGCCGGGAATACCAGAAACTCGCTCAAATCAGCCCCCGGCTCGAAATGTACCCGGCCCGTTGCGGCCATCGCCTGGAACGACCGGGCCCTTGTCGGCTTGTCCGCCACACTCGGCAGCCATTCCAACCGGCAGTGCACGTTGCGCTCGCGCATCCGCCGCCGCAGCATCGGCTCGATTGCCTTCTGGATCACCCCGCCTTCGCCAAACCAGCACAGCGGCTTGTACTTGGCGATCAGGTCCAGTTTGCGCTCGATCCATGCATCTGAGGCCGTCTGGCCCTTCCATTGCGTCACGCGGTAGACGTCGCCGTCAGGGCCGATGCCCCATACCGTATGCACCGTGTAATCGCCGCCGCCGTCCGTCACCGCGTAATCGCTTGAACCGTAGTAGCGCAGCGCGGGTAGCGTTACCCAAGGGGTAAACCATTCCCGCTGAAAATAGGTGCCTTCGTCCGGCTGTGGCTGTTGCTGGTAGAGGGCGGACCATTCGCGCGGGCCAATGGTGGCCTTGATCCGGTTTAGCGCTTCCAGCCCGTACCATTCGGGCCACAGCGCCTCGCCAGCCTTGTTGATCGCGGGAAGCTCAAGCACTTCCCATTGGTCGGCTTCATGTTCGAGCAACCGCCCAGCTAGATCGTCCTCGTGCCAGCGTGTCTGGATCAGAACAATCGCCCCGCCCGGCATAAGCCGCGTGTAGAGCGTTGACCTGTACCAATCCCAAACCAGATCCCGCCGCCGCTCGCTGTCCGCCTCTTCCCGGTCCTTGAACGGATCATCGATCAGCGCGATATGCGCCCCGCGCCCCGTTACCGCCGTGCCAACCCCCGCCGCGACATACGCGCCCTTGTGGTTGGTGTTCATCCGGTTCGCCGCTTGGCTGTCCGGCGCTAGGCTCACATCGGGAAAGACCTGCCCGAATTCAGGCTCGGCCACCAGATTGCGAACATTGCGCCCGAAGTCATTGGCAAGGTCGCTGTTGTAACTCGCGGCGATGATTTGCCGCTTCGGATCACGGCCCAGGCACCATGCCGGGAAGCGTTTGGACGCCAGTTCCGATTTGCCGTGGCGAGGCGGCATGAATATCATCAGCCGGTCAATCTCGCCCCGCTCTACCGCCTCAAGCTTTTCCGCAATCCGTTCGTGGTGCCCGGCGCGGACGTACAACGGGTTCGTGTATTCAGTGAACCGCAGGAGCGACCGGCTCGCCAGCGCTGCCCGAACCTCGTTCAGCGTCGGCAAGGATTGCCTCAAGCTGCTCAAGTTTCTCGCTGGCGAGGTTATCAAGGTCATAACGATGCGTCACCGTCTTGTTGTTCTCAACCACAAGCTTGTCGCTGTATTTTCCGCGCAGTTTTCCGGCCATCCACTTGCGGGCATCAATGGCAATGCGGCGATCTTCGGGGGCCTTGGCGGTGTCGTCTGCAATCTCTAGAACTTCGTCAAACAGAACATCCGCCTGAAGTTCGCGCGCGCTCGCGTACTGCGCCATTCCTTCATCATCGCTGACAAGCCACCGCCTTACGTTGCTCTCAGCCAAATCCATTTCCCGGCATATCGCGCGCAGACTGCTGCCCTCGGCAAGCTTGTTGCAAATGTCCGTTAGCTGTTCAGGGGTGAGCGCCATTGCTTTGCCTCTTGGCGCATTTCGCCATGTTGGAATGAAATGCGCATAACTGCCGCCGCAAGTCAAGCCCCTACCCTGCCGGAAGCCGTGGAACGTGAATACGCGCGTATTTATTCATACAGCCGCATTGAAGGGAGTTGTCGCTGTAGGTGCCGCAATACGCGCAGGCCTTCATATGAACCCATTTTACGCCCGGACAATCACACTCATCAGTCCCGACTGAAGAGCCACATTTTTGACACATGCGAGGAATTGCACCCATCTTAGGCCCCTATCTCAGCGGATTGCCGTTCGCCTTGCACCATTCGAGCGCGCGGGCTTGCTCGGCCTGCAACGCTGCCGCTTCCGCCGGAGTGGATGGTCATGCGCACTCCTTTTAGGGTTCATTGCACAGCACAATGCGAGAAACTATGCCCGCCGCGAGGGCGGTAGCCTAAGCCCCGTCCTTAGCTCGCCTTGCCGATCATGCGGCTATTTGCCCTTGCGTATCGCTTTCGGGGAGTAATTGCAAGGTGCTAATCTTGATCGGGATAGCGAAGCCGGGGAAGCAAACCA